GATCTACTTCAGAAAGAGTACAGAAGATTTGGTCTGTTGATGCAGATTTATCAGGTACATTATCAATAGCAAACTTAAGCCCAACTACTTTATCTGTAACAACAACATCAGTTTTTACTGGTCTTGCCACATTTAATGGTGATATTGAAGTGCCGGGAACATCCACACTTGGGGACATACTTTCAACCAATATAGTGGCACAAACTGGAAGTTTTTCATCATCAATTTCATCTGCTTTAGGTTCATTTACTACTGCAAATGTTACTAACACACCAACTATATCTACAAGTGTTGTTCGTAAATCAGATGTTGATCTAACTCCAAACCAATCACTGAATATTTATAAACTATCAACAAATGATGATGGGTTTATTGATAGCATCGCAACAGCAACCGCTGCTGATTTACCAACTCATGTTTCAAGACATCACACAACAACAAGGACATCTTCTTCGCCAAATGTTGGTAATGACGGACTACACTCCTATGAGATTGGGGCAGTAGAAAGAGCCAACCCAGTAGTGAGTAAGCCGTTAAGAATGACAACATCAAGCAATCACACCTATGGAACAGCCGTTCCTTACTTTGTAGTAATCGAGGTAAACGAGGCACCAGCAGACTCTGGACCAGAAGGTCAGATCATATTTAGGAAAGCCCAACAATGAGTAATCATATTGGAGGACCGGGCCAACCCGGAGGACCACCAGAAGAGAATGGAAAACTGTGGATTAGAGACAACACAGGAACAGCCTTAGAAATAAGCGATGTATGGATTAGAGAAGAAGGACAACTTAAAAAAATTGATAAGATTTGGATTAGGAATAATTCATATGCTCAAGCAACAACCATACATTATGACAATCTTCCAGAGCCAACGGGCGGCACTTATAATGCACAAGCATTTGCTAAGGGACACAAGAGATGGGCATTTGTTCCACCATCAGCGGGAGATCCAAACAATACCGGAACTATAAATGATACAAATGTTCTTAATCACATCAGCAATATTTCTTGGTTAAGTGATATAGAGTATGGTATTCTTGATTTTGAAACACCCTACAGTTCTTGGTTAGCAGAAGGCGTAACAGGACCGCCTACTGACAACTACTATCAAGCCCTAACAGAAATGATTGACTTAATCCAAAAAGTTAAGGCTCAATTCCCACAAATTAAATGGGCTTTTTATGTTGTGCCAAATGTTAGATTCTTTATCTTTAGCAATACTTGGTTAGGACTAGAGCAAGACAATCGCTACGATCTCATCAATCAAAGATTAGATGGATATGTCAATGCCTATGGCCCCCTTATTGATGAACAAGATTTTATTTGTCCTCAAATTATGGATAGATATGTGTATCCAGAAAGATCAGAACAAAATAAAAGATGGGTGCATTATTCAATAGAGGCAGGCAAAAGACACAATGTAACAAGGAATCAAGATAAGCCAATAGTTGCCAATATGTGTCCAATGTATCAGTATGCAAATGATGTTATAGAAAGTGGATATCTTCCAATATTTATAGACAATGATGAAACAAGAGATGAAACAATTCATCCAGCATTGGAAAACGGTGCTTCAAATAACTTTCTTTTATGGACTGGGCACACTTTTTGGATTCCAAGTGTATTCGATTTGGCAACATATCCTTTAGATTATACAGTCTTGCCTGCTGATGAGCAACTTATGGGATATAGAGTTAACAGATATAGAGAAGCATATACTCAGGATTTCTTTAATGGAGTTGCCCCAGATTGGAATAGTGCCGCAGATGAACAAACTTTGAGACAAGCCGTATGTGAAAGAATGATTCAATATATGGATGACATCAAAGAAATTACCATTCAAAAAACAAAAAACAATGCACCAGAATTGGTGTACGAAATCTAAAGGAGAGATACAATGGAAGGAAAGCACCCAGACTTATCAACTGTTTTACAATTGCTTCAGATAGTAATTATTGCTATAGGTTTGGCTGGAGTATTTGTGAGAGTAGGTGAGTATCAAGCAAACCAAATCTACAACACAGGCCAACTACAGGATCTAAAAGAAATTGTAGAAGAGTTGACCAAATCGCAGATTGAGTTTGTTGCAACAGATGCTGCTTTAAAGGAGAGAATAGATGCGCTTAGAGTACGCATGGATCGTCTTGATCGTTCTAATTAATGGGTGTTCCCCTTCCAAACAAATAGGAAAGAATGTTGTAGAGGTTTCTAGAGTAGCACAGTCAAGCAAAGAGCGATTCCAAACTATTGAGGAAGAGGTCCGTAAAACCGAGCATATGGATGTTCTGCTCATCAGTGATGAAGCAAAACATGGAGCAAAAGAACAACAAGATATTATTGATATTATGTATAACACCGTGGAACTGTTACCAGAGATTGATGACACAGTTCCATGGTGGGCACCAATACTGGAATACGGATTGTTGTCATTAGGAATCATAGGAGCCTTCGTCATCCTATGGTACCTTGGATTGGGAAAACCAATTAGAGCGTTTATGAGATTGTTTGCCTCAATGATTCCCGAAGGGAAGAAAGAAACTGCAAAGTTGATGATTGAGGCAGAGGACGATACTTCCAGAACAAGCATCAGAGAAGCCGTGGCTGTTCTCAGAGCAACAGACAAGGACTTTGATGCTGCATACAAAAAGGAGAAAAAACAATGGAAGCATTCCTAGGAAGTTTGTGGTTTGCTGGGCTGATGTGCCTAGCCGGATACATCGCAGGATGTGTATTTCCCATCTCTAAGATTAGAAGTCTTATTCGATGAAGAGTAAAGTACAGATCTTAAATGAGATGCTACTGGATTCACTTGTTCGGGATCTCAAGGATCCTGACAAGTGTACTCCGGGGCTGTATACTGTCATCCGTGGCATCATCAATGACAATAGAGAGTCGGCAGATGGCATCCCAAGCCAAGCCCTTGAAGAAGTAACCAAGGCAATGTCCGAGGCTGCACCCTTCAAGATCAAGGAATCTACATATTGATTAAACCTACTGAAGAAGTCGTTAATGATTTCAGGAACCATGTGTTCTTTTGCATGAAGCACCTAGGACTTGGAGAGCCTACCCCCATGCAATATGAAATCTCAAGACAACTTCAGTATGGGCCAAACGATTTCATTCTGGCGGCTGGGCGTGGAACAGGGAAGTCCACGCTCACCGCCATGTTTGCCTCATGGTTCATGATGGCAAACCCAAACAAGACTGTATTGGTGTTGTCTGCCACCCAACAGAAAGCCATTGAGTTTGTGTCTCAAACAAGAAAGATCTTGAACATGGTGCCATACTGCAATCACATGATTCCAGATGAGCATACCAAGGACTCGGCACTTGGCTTCAATCACAATATCAGAACATCATTCACACAGGATCTATCCTGCACTGCCAGAGGATCCACCTCTCAGATCACAGGACTCCACGCAGATCTCATCATCTGTGATGACGTAGAGATCTCAACCAATACCCAAACAGTAGAAGCAAGAGAGCGTCTTCTTCACAAACTAACCGAACTAGAGTCCGTCAGGAACAAGGGATCAAGAGTCCTGTTCCTAGGGACACCGCACTCTGCGGAATCAATATACACAGTACTCAAGCAATCATATCCAATGGTCAAGTATCCTGCTCTCATGCCTGACCAAAGCCTTCCCGGTGAATCCGAGGATGTTGCTGATTGGATATGGGATCTTAGTTTTGCTGCTGGCGAGTCCACCCAGCCTGAGCGTTTTGATACGGAAATGCTCATGGAACGCAAGGCTAAGATTGGACCCAAGGCTTTTGCCTTGCAATACATGCTTGATACTACCCTGTCAGATATAGACAAGTATCCGTTGAAGCTGTCCGATCTCATCGTATTCGATGTACCGTTTGACAAGGCTCCAGAGAAAGTCATCTGGCAGGGTCAAAACGCCAATAAGAAGATGCCTAGTTGGGGATTGGGTGGGGATATGATCATGGAACCTATGCACATATCCTCAAACTATGTGGACTATCAGCATAGACACATGGTCATAGATCCCTCTGGTCGTGGAGCAGATGAGACTGCGGTATGCATCGCTTCCACGGCTGGTGGGATGATCTATATCCATGAACTTGTTGGATGGGAAGGGGGATACAATGATGCTGTCCTAAACAAAATTGCTAAATTATGTTTGGAATATGGCATCAAAATGGTACGGGTAGAGTCCAACTTTGGTGATGGTCTCTTTTCCAAAGTCATTACCCCATTCCTCATTGAGAACTGTGGGCGTATAGGCATCGAGGAGTTCCGTGTATCGGGGCGGAAGGAAGCAAGGATGTTGGATACCCTAGAGCCTGTGATGGCCCAGCATCGCCTTGTATGGGATCGTAGGGTAGCCAAGGATGAGAAGAACCAGATCCAACTCACACGCCTTACAGACGAACGTGGGTGCCTCAAGCACGATGACCGCATTGATGCCCTTGCCAGTGCGGTGGATTTCTACAAGGACATGATGCAATACAACACAGATAGACTTATCCAAGATAATAAACAAAAAGAATGGGAAAATATGGTTGCTAGTTGGGCTAGCGATTTCAGGGCTTCTGACTGGATTCCCCACAGTGGGGCTATTCGCGAACTGACAGCCAAGAAGCAACAAAAGAAAAGTAACCAATGGGGATGGAGGTAACATATGGATTTAGGAGCAATTGCACTAGGTGCTGGCATAGTAAGCGGTATTTTTCAAGGTATTACAGGTAATGCTGCTGCTAGGAGAAGAGAACAGCAAGCACAGCAGGCTTGGGTCCAAGGAGAAATGCAGAAGGCTATCAACAATGGTAAGCAATTATTCAATGCTTCCTATGCCCAGCAGCAACAAATGGAACGAAATGCTGCCATTCAACGAGCAGCATATCTTTTTGAAAGCGATTCACTTAAAGCACTTAGCCTCCAAAAATCATTTGCAGATGGGGAGATGAGCAAAACCTACAGACAAATGAAAGGTGCATTAGGCAATCAACTGGCAGCGTCCAAAATATCTGGAGGTACAGCAAGAGCATTGAGCCTAGCACAAAGTGCAAACTTTCTAAACCAAGCAATGCAGTCAGACAAAAACTATAAACAAACAGAAAACAATATCAAGAGACAAATGGAGAATATGATGAATCAACAACGCTTTGATTTAATCATGCCCAACCTACAGTTATCCAGTCAAAAGCCAATAGGAGAATCCTATGGGGCAATGAATATTATTGCAGGAACAGCAAGTGGTCTTGCGTCAGGTCTTAGTGCGTATGCTAATGTTTCTGGCATGGAAACATTAGCATCACAAGTCGGACAAACACCTGCACCATATTATCTAGCAAGACCTTAAGGAGACTTTAAATGATTGATCCAAGAATGATTCGACCAGAGGCAGTATCCCCTAATACTGATGTCGTTACACCATCCCCACAATACTATGGACAGGGGCAGGTTGTTGGAGGACAAATCCAACTTGGAGATGTCTACGGTCGTCTTCCCAGTCAATCACAAGAAGAATACATGTATGGTAATCTGGCTAATATTGCCAATGCTGCAATGGGACTGGCACAGATACCGGGTCAACTAGAGCAGGCACAAAGAAGGCGAGATCAAAGACATGATCAGGATGCTATCAATGCATACCAAGTCGAGTTGAATAAGATTGAGCAAGCCTCACTTAATGGGGAATCATTCTACAATTAC